TATCTGCTCGCCGATGGGTGGTCGCCTTACCGGTGTGAGGGACTTTTTTAGTTGGCAGGGCGGTTCAGGAAACCCGCCTGCTCATCCCAACTGTCAATGCCAAATCCGGCTCGTTCCAAACATTACGAAAAAACCAGAGCTACTCGGTGGCGGTACTCCGCAAGACCCATTCCGTTACAGGTTCGCCGATGGGTGGGAGGCACCCATCAACCCGGTCGCCGGTTAATCATTCGCCGTAAAACCCTTCTGGTTTCTTAAGGTGCGTTGTGTCGCAGCCGTTTCCGTACAGGCTGCCGCAAAACACCAGCCAGTCTTCGGTTACTAAACCGTCGGTCGAGTCAACGCTGATACCGCAGTCGTCGCATCGGTTGGGTCGCTCGGGGTCGGTTTCTATTCCGGGGATGATGCGCTCACACGAAGCGCACTTCTCGTCGTGGTCGTGTTCGTGGCACCCGTTCCAGCCTGTGTAGGTTTTGTTATGCTGGCTACACCAGTTTTGGTGGCACCCGTCTGAGCAGAACGGGATGAGGTCAACAAGGTCGCCGGTGCCGTCGTTGGTTTCGTGGTAGTGGGTCATTTCGTTTCTCCTTAAATCCCGAATGGGGTGCTGGTGTCTTTGAGTTCCCGGATGGCGGCTTGGGCTTCCCGGTGCGAGTCGAATGCGTCTAAGTATTCCACGCACGACCCGTTCTCGGTTAGCCACACTTCCCATACGCCTTCTACATCATCTGACCGGTCGATGGCGTACCCCTCCTCGCTGCTCATGCTGCCAACTTGTCGAACCAGTTTTGGTTGAACCGGGTGCGGTCGTCGTTGAATGCTGCGAGGGCTGCGGCCAGAACATCCCGGTAACCGAGTTGGCCGGTGAGGACTTCCACGATGTGGTTGTCTACGAAGTCAATAACAGCGTCGGCGTACATTTCCCAGACGTAGCCGTTGGCCATGAAGTTTTCTTCGGTGTCGCTGAGGATGACTTCGTAGAGGTTTTCTTTTTCTTGCGGGTTCATTTCTGTTCTCCTTGTTGTTGGTTTGGTTTGCTTCGTCCCCAGCCCGGACTCGCACCGGGTGGCAGGCCAAGCCTGCGCTGGGGTGGTAGTTCTTCTTAACCCTTAAGTGAGGCGTAGCGAGCGAGCCACAAGTCAGAGGCCATCAGCGCAACCGAGTGTTTGTAAGCGAGTGTCTCGTACTCGGTTCGGAGAACATCCCCTGCTGGTGAGTCGAAATCGTCTTGCGTGTAACGCCCCATCATTTCAGCGAGTAGATTGCTTTTGCCCTTGAAGTGGGTGAACTCAGCCAAAGCTACGTCTGCTTCTTTGACGAGTTGTGGGTCGCGCTGCGCCCGGTTTGGCCACGCAACTGCTTCTTTGTGTGTGCTCATTTCGTTGCTCCTTTTTGGTTTGGTTTTAGTTGGTGAATATTGCGGCGTAGGCGGCGTTGTCAGCGTCTACGGCGTTGTGCTGGTCTTGCACGTTTGCTGACCAGTTCACTGGGGTAGCAAGTTTTGCCATCATTAGTGCGTAGAGTGCTTCTATTTCTTGGGTGTTCATTTTGTTTCCTTTTTGTTGGTTTTTGTTCATACAGGTACAATAGCAGACCATAGGGGAGGTTAGGCGCATTATCTGTAAATCTTTTAGATTTCTTTTGGTCACCTCAAACCTCACCAACGCGCTACGATCCACTCATGTCTGACTTCGCCGAAGGTTTACGCGTATACCCCGCCGACATCATCCACGTTCACAGCCCCACCGAACTAGACCTCGGCATAAACCTCGGCTTCGGCATCACCATTCAAACCCGCCTCCTTCTTGACCTTGACTGCCCATCCATTCTTGCCGACGACCCAACCGAACACGCCGCTGGTCACGCTGCCCACCAGTTCGCTACCGACTGGGCCAAAGAAGAAGGCCAGTTCATTGTCCAAATCTTTCGCGAAAACAATCGCACTATCACCGGCGACATTTTCAACCCGGCAGGCGACTCGCTCACTTCCGACTTACTCAACACCGGCCACGCCGAACCGACAAGGACAATCACTCCATGACCTCTCAACTAGTGGCAGCAGTAGGAGCCAGCACCGTGGCTTTCATCACCGGCATCTTCGCGATGCTCACCGCCCGTATCCGCAAGGAGAACGGCACCGCCCATGACACCAACTTTTCAGTCCTGAAAAGCATTGACCGACGCACTCAAGACATAGACCGTAAACTTGACCGTACCGCCGAACGGCTCGCCGAACACGAAGGCTGGCACCGCGGCAAAGGCGATGCGCTGTAACCGTCACCCGCACCCTGATAAACACCTCTACTCTTTACTCATCCTCACAGCATTGGAAAAAACGCATGGCTACATCTACGCAACTGATCGACCTTGACTTAAACGAAATCAGCGGCGTAGATCATCCAGCAAATCTTCACGAAGGCTGGCTGGTACTCAAAGCGAGTACCGACCCGTTAGAGAAAGCTCTTGCTGCTGCTGCCGAGGCTATAACCGACAACAATAACGGAGAATCAAACATGGAACTAACCCATGATGAAACCACCGAAGAAGTTGTGAAAGAAGCCGCCCCTATCGTAGACGAAGGTTTCCGCAAGGAAGTCGCCGACCTGCGTAAGGAACTCGCTGACGCTCGCGCTGAAACAGAGAAAGTTACCGCTGACCGGGAACTTGAAAAGGCTACTGTACGGGCCGCCGAATGGGCCGAACTTCCGGGCATGGTTCCCGCTGAGTTCGCTCCCGTTCTACGCTCCCTTCACAACGATTCGCCAGAAACCGCCGAACTCATTGAAGGCATCCTGGACAAGTGCGTAACTGCTCTTGGCGAAGCTGATGTCCTCAAAGAAATAGGTACTGAAGAAACCAGCGGAGACGCTTCCGCTTGGGACAAACTTGAAGGTTTGGCCAAAGCACTCGTTGAAGCCGGTGACGCAAAGTCCATAGCAGACGGAATCGGTAAGGCCGCTGAAGCCCACCCCGATGTCTACGCTGCTTACATCAACGAAAAGGAGGCCTAAACATGGCCTACGAAGCATCCCAGATTTGTTTCGGGCAGTTAACCGCTGCCGCTGACTTATCTGCCAAACAATACCACTTCGTGAAACTCGCTTCGGCGACAACGGTGAACGTCTGCGACGCAGTTACCGATGTCCCTGTCGGTGTTTTACAAAACACTCCCGCCTCAGGTGGGGCTGCTGAAATCTGTATCTTCGGTATTAGCAAGATTGTTGCTGACGCGACGCTTGCTGCCGGTGATGTGATTGGCACCTCTGCTGACTCGCAGGCGCAACCAGTTGTGCGTGGAACCGAAACGACCGTCACGGTCACAGGGCAAGCCATCACGGCTGCGTCCGCAGGTGAAACCTCGACTGCCCTTATCAACATCTCTAATGGCCGCGCGGCCTAAGGAAGGACTGACTCAAAATGCCTCAGCCCACCCAAACAGACGTTCACGTTGACTCCGTACTCACCAACATTTCGGTGGCTTTCGCCCAAGACGCAGCAAACTTTGTTGCGCCTATGGTGTTTCCATCGGTGCCGGTAAGCAAACAGAGCGACTTGTTCTACACCTACAGCCAAGCCGATTTCTTCCGGGACACCGCTCAGGTTCGTGCTGATAGCACCGAATCCGCAGGTTCCGGTTACGGCCTGTCCACCAGCACTTACGCTTCGACCGTTTATGCCCTCCACAAGGACATCGGCGATCAGGTTCGTGCCAACTCGGACAATCCATTAGCACCCGACGCAGATGCCACTCGTTACATCGCAAACCAAATGCTTATTCGCCAAGAAAAAGATTGGGCAACCAACTTTTTCGGCACCAGCATCTGGGGAACCGACGTAACGCCCGGCACCCTGTGGTCAGCAACAAGCTCCACGCCTATCGCTGATGTTCAGACCGGCATCAACACCGTTCTTACGAACACCGGGCTGCTTCCAAACACTTTGGTCATGTCTTACGCGGTGTTCTCGTCACTCAAGAACCACGCTGACATCATTGACCGTTTCAAGTACACGTCCAGCGAATCCATCACGGCTGACCTTATTGCTCGCGTGTTGGGCGTTGAACGTGTCCTCGTTATGCGTTCGATCCAAAACACCGCTGCTGAAGGCGCAACCGCTGCCTACAGCCAAATCGGTGACAAAGATGCGTTGCTTTGCTACTCGGCTCCGACAGCCTCGCTGTTGACTCCGACCGCTGGCTACAACTTCACTTGGACTGGCCTTGCCCAATCCGGTGGACTTGGCACCTCGACTGCCGTGAGTCGTTTCCGTATGGATCACTTGCGCTCTGACCGGATTGAAATCCAGTCAGCATGGGACTTCAAGGTTGTGAGTTCTGCCCTCGGGTATTTCTTCTCAAACGTAGTCGCCTAGACAAACGTCCCTACATAGTTGAACGGCGTAAGGCCGGAGCCGCCGGGTTTCCGGTTGGCTCCGGCCTTTGCCCGTTTCATACACCGAACACTCGTTCTATCGGAGAACAAAATGACATGGACTTACGGGGGCGACCCCGACGCTAACGCAAGAGACGCAATCCGTTTCCTGTGCGGCGACACCGACACAAACGACCAACTCATCAACGACGAAGAAATAGCGTGGCTGAATAAAGAAGTCACCGGCTCAACAACCGCCACGACTGGCCTTTACGATGCCGCTGTTCGTTGCTGCCTTACCATTGCTTCTAAGTTCTCCCGCCTCGCTGACCAGTCGGTCGGTGACCTCAAAGTTTCTATGTCTCAGAAAGCCAAGGCGTACCGGCTTCAGGCTGAAGAACTCAAAACGCTCGCCGACCGTGAAGGCTCTGTGCCTACACCGTATGCTGGCGGGATTTCCATTAGCGACAAAAACATTGACCGCGACAACACCGACCGGGTTGACCCGTGGTTTTCATCTGGCCAGTTCGAGAACATGGATAGGGGAGGCATTAAGGATGTCGCTCCAACGAGTAACTAGCAATGGCCGTTGTCACCGACCAGTTTTGGACAGACTTGAAAGTCAACATGACCCCGGACACGGTGGAGATACGCACCTCTTCAACTGTCAACAACTACGGCGAGCGAACTTTTACAGGTGGCAGTACCACCTACGACGCTTACATAATGCGGGTCAACGAATCTGACCGGGGTGACCGCAATGATTTGATAAATGTTGATTGGATTGTTTATGTGCCTGACGGCACCATCACCGTAGGCGTAGACGACGAAATAACTTTGCCAGCACCTATTTCTGCCACACGCCCGATTGTCCGAGTCAACACGAAACGCGACCCGAACGGCCAAGCCGCTGTCGTGGTTTACGTCGGTTCCAAATCAAAGGGTGGCGGGTAGCGATGGCCAAGAGTGGGATACGCATAGAAGGCATTGAAGATTTACGCAGGCTCCTCGAAAAAGGTAACAAAAAAGTAACACAAGCTGCTCGCCTTGCTGTCCTAGATGCCGCCACCGAGGTCGCCGACAAGTCCGACAATCTTGTTCCTGAAGACTCGTCTGATTTACGCGACTCGCAAATGGTTAAACCACCGGGTCTATCAGGCAACAACCCGACAGCAGAGATAACCTTCGGCGGCCCTGCGGCCCCGTACGCAGTCGAGCAACACGAAAACTTAGACCTGTGGCATCCACCTCGCGCTCCCGGCAACAAAGACGGCCACATCGGTACCGGCCCGACTGCGCCAGGATCGGTGGGTTCCCCCAAATACTTAGAATGGCCGTTGCTTGAAATGGCGAAAACTTTCGACCGGCGTATTATTAAAACAGTAAAGAGGTTACTACGATGACTGTTCTCCTCGATGTCGCCACCCATTTAGCGGCGGCAACGATTCCTACTCAAGATTTGACAGTAGGCACAAACTTGTTTTTGGGTCGGCTGCCTGAGTCCCCTGACAACTGTGTAGCCATTTACCAGTCTGGCGGGTCTGCTCCATCCGATCAGTTCGGCACCGCTGCCCCTGCGCTCGACAACCCGGCTCTACAGATTCGGGTTCGTGCTTCAAGCTACGCCACAGCCGAAGCCCTCGCATCAGATGTGTGGGGCGTTCTTGTTCTAGTTGCGAATCAAACATTGACTAGCACCCGGTATTTGCGGTTAGAAGCGAATCAGTCGCCGTTCCCATTAGAGCGCGATTCTCAAGATCGTGTTGTGTTTGTCGCCAACTTTAACATTGTAAAAGAAACCTAATGGGGGTTCTTGACCCTTATGGGGAGAAGTCTCGCCCGGTGGGTCGCACGTTTGAGATGGTGCGCTGCGTCAATCCGAAGTGCGCTGGGGCGGCTGCTGCTCGGGGCGGCAAGTCTGCGCTGATCGCTGAGCTGGTGTCTTCGCCTTGGCGGTTGAAGTGTTGGCGTTGCGGCCACACGAACGCTTCATCGGGGCATCTGCTACGCTGACAGCGTTTTGTTTGCTTCGCGCATCAGTCGTCGCGCCAGGACACCAGCAGCAACATCGCCCACGCCGTCAACAGAATCCAAACTACAGTAGTTATCATTCTTTCCCCCAAACATAGTCGCCGTAGTTGTCGCCCCAGCCGTCGCAGATTGCTTCGATCAAAACCTCGCGAGGCACAAACGCCACGGCCTCCACAACGACACCCTTTCCCGAGATGAGACAAGCGGTTGGTTCGCCGTCCTGATCCCCGAATGTCATTGAATGCCCCATCCCGTTAGCGTCCTCCCATTCAAGGACTCGGCAGAACGCTCCGTTCTTGGTTGGGATGTCCACCCACTCAAACTTTGCCATGATGCTCATGCTAGTGCCGACGGGTGTAGTAGTCGTGACGATAAGATCATCCAGCCTTCGGCTTCTTCCATCGTTTCCGAAACGAACGCTTGGCATTCGGCGAGCATCCCGACTTCTTCTATCACCGACCGGTCGCCTGCGACTGCGAGCCGGGTAGACCGGTGCTGGTTGCCGGGGTACACGATGGCACCGACAAGGCACGGGTGGGCGTTCAGGTTTGCGGTAAAGTATCGAGCTTGGTCGTTGGTGACTGGGACGGTGATTCTCATTTGATTGTTGCGTCGCACTTGGGGCATTGGCCGTCGTATGCTTTGAGGATTTTGTTGCCGATGTACCATTCGCATTTGGGGCATCGTGTGACTTTGCCCCAA